AGAAGCGATGCGGGTACGTTCGGCGACAACCGCCTCCGAGCGCACCACGTCAACGTTGACGTCGTGGTTTTCCATTTTGAGTTCCCTAGATACGGGTTGAACGGTGGAGGCGGTCACCTCCGGTTGCACAGGTTCAGGAACTGAAACTGTGACTTCATTATCGCTAGGTGACTCTGCCCTTCCGATGCCCACAGTGGGATCGGCCGGGACAGTCACCAGCGATACTTCGTAAGGGGACCAACGCGTCGCGGTGAACGTCGCGTTGTCGCCTTCCGCGTTGTCGGAAACCATGTTCATCACGCGGTATCCAAAGGACACGTTACGAAGAACATTATCGGCAACGTCGCCCATCACCTGCTGCGCCAAGTCGTTTTGACTGAAGCGAGCGGTGACGTAACCACGCCCGCCATCAAGCCATGCACGCTCGATGACGCCGACAAGCTGGTTTGGGTCGTGGTTGTAAAGAAGCGGTGCTCCGTCATTGAGACGGGAAAGGTCCGCCGCTCCGGGATCATGGCTCAGCACTTCATTGCCGAACCAGCGCTCAACCGGAAAGGTGCTGCTGAAAGGGAAAGTGATGGTCCGCTGCTCACTATCAACAACGGGCGCCTCCATAACGAGGGACCGCTGCATCTTGGGCAGTTTCAGGCGGGTCTCACCATCTCGGGTGAGTCCTGCGGGATTAGCCACGGCGGCGCTCATTTCAGGAACCTCAGTTTGTACATGGTGGAATCAAACAACTGCTGGATCTCATCGCAGAGATTTTGCAGTTCGGAGTCTGGACCAATGCTAGCCCGCGCCTGCATGAAGTAATCCGAGAGCGTGCTGACGAAATCGATCGCCGGACCCGTGTAGGGTTCATAGCCAGCCGGGTAGTCCATCACGCGGCCGTACTTGCCCTGATAGGCCTCAATCAGATCATCGGCTTTGTCGGGTAGCTCGCTGTAGAACGTGTTCAGCGCCATGTGCTCGCTGAAGCTCAGCGATTGAAGGTGAAGCATGTGCCCGGTGGTTGCCGCGTGCAGCAGCTGGGCGAACACTTCGGCCGCGGCCGGATTGTCGGAGCGGTCGGGAGGGATCATGGTTGTTTCTTGGGTTTGGGTGCGACAGGTGCAGGCGCGGTGCCGTCTGGCGATGCAGGCTCAGGAGTCGCATCAGGATTGGGCTGCTCTTGACCTTTCGCGTCAACAGCACCGCTATCAGTATCAAAGGTGAGCCCGAGATCTTGCGATTGTTGGAGCTCGTTGGCGCGGTTGGCCAGCAGCTCTTCCAAATCGCCGCCCGATTGGGAAATCACATCCGCTTGAGTCATGAACCCGCAACGGACCGCTTCCTTGTAGGCCTGGACCTCTTTGAGCGGGTCAACCCATGCCCAGCCGCGAGCCATCCATCGTGCTTGGTTGAAACGCGATGAATCGAGGTCATAGCCAGGCAAATCCAACGCGCCAGAAAGCACAGCCAGGTCCAACCACGCATCAAAGACAACCTGGTGGAAATTTTCAGTCAGCCAGTCCTGAAGGACGCGATAGTTGTCGCGGTCTTCCAGCAGCGACAGCCGGCTGCTGCTGTAGTTCGTCTGGCTGAAATCGCGGGAAACAGTTTCGTAACTGACCCCAAGGCCAGCAGCGACAGCCCGCAGCATCTGCCGCATGAAGGGTTCGAACGTATCGGGCCGCTGCAAGCTCGGCACCGTAAAGGTCTCGCCAGGTGCCAAATACTTGATCGTGCCAGGGGCAAACTCCGTCACCCGCTGGTCGTCAATTACACCTTCATCCAGCAATTGCCCCTCTGGTGAACTCACAAAGCCCATCAGCGCCGCGCCAGCGCGGGCAGCGATCACTTCGGACTGCTCATAACCAGAGAGGTGATGCAGCCGAGTCAGCGCCGATGCAAACCACGGGATCCCGCGCGTCTGAAGCGGGCGGTCGGCCCGGTAAAGGTGAATGACTTCTTCAGCCGGCACCCTGATTCGCTTTTGATATGGGTTGCCTTTTTGACCGTATTGATAATCACCGGGGTGCTTTTGGAAAAACCAATAGGCAACCGGGCGGTGCCATTGATCAACCTCAACACCCATCCGCACTTCGTTGCCGTTCTCACCGACGCCGTTGTAGTTGTCGTCCAGCAGATCAGACTCGATAATCTCCAATCCCAAGGGGACCTTTGATCGCCCAAAGGGTTGCTTGATCATGCGAATCAAGATTTCACCTGACTCAGCCGTGCTGGTCACCGCCAGTCGCTCGATTTCCGCGAAGCACAGCCGACCCGCTACATCGCAGCTGTCCTTACGGCACCAGTCCGCCCAGGCTTGCTCAATCGCCTGGTTGACTTTGGTATTGAGCTTGCCGCCGCGCTGGGCGCGAACTTGGCTTTGAAATTTGATCCCAGTTCCCACCACGTTGGTCGCAATCGCACGCAGCGCCTGCTTGGCGTAGTCGTTGTCGCGGACAAGCTGCCTGACGCGGTTGCGCAAGATGCGCATACTGCCGCGTGCTTCAGCATCCTGGCTGGTGCCTTGAGCAACCCAGTCCTGCGTAAGCCGCGAAATCAACGCGCCTTCATATGACCGGCGCCGTGGCGTTACAGCCGGAACTTGCGGCTCAGCTTTGGCCTTGATGCCCAACGCTTCACGAATGGAGAATCCGAATGGCATGACTTAGAACCGCACAAAGAGGTTGCGGGGATTGCCCAGGCCGTTGGCCATGTCTGCCGCGACTTGTTCACGGTAAACCCGTGCCTTAAGTCTGCCTTCAAGTTCCATCAAATCAGTCATCGACATCTTCCGCAGGTGACGGTTGCCGATCGTGTATTCCTGCACAGCACCGCCGCTGATCATTGAGCGGATCGCTGCCTGCACAGCGTCCAGGTCGATGGCTGATTGAGTCCGACCATCAAACGCACCAGGCGTGCCCGAATAGCTCAGGGCAGCCAGGATCGTCGCTTGGCCAGTGCCTGCCGTGATCGTCGCGCCAGTCTTTGCTGCAATCGCCTGCCAATACCAAATGCCAGCCGCCATCGCAGCACTGGCCGCGGCCGACAACGTAAAAGCCCAGCCCGCCCCGGATGACGTGCCCGTCACCGTGACGCCTGCGCCAGCAGTGTTGGCTCGCAGGTAGTAAGTCAGCGAATAATCTGCACTGGTGACCGCATTGCCGAGATAATCCGTCGTCTGGACGTCAACCCATGACGTCGTATCCCCTGCTTGAATTGTCGCGGGAATGTTCACGGCCTACCAGCTGGAGACGAACGGCTTCTCTCCTGATCTTAGCTGCGCCGGCTTCGACTTCTCCACTGGCTTCTCAAGCCGTTTCTCCAGCTGATCCCACATGGTTCTGCGGTCATAACGCGAATACATCCGATTTAACGCCGCATAGGCGTAGACCATGCAATCCAGCGCCTCGTTTCGTGCGCTGGGTTTCTTGACCCATTCGCGGATCGGGAATCCTTTCTGGAATCGTGTCACCTGCTTCTCGGCCGTCAGCTCTTGAAAGTACTGCTCACCCACCGTCGCGTAGAAATGCAAATAGCCCGGACCCACATCGCTGTGGCGCAACCGGCCAAACAGCGTCGTCTTGATCGTGTCACTGCCGACCGGGTAAACAGCAGCGCCGCGCTTGATCACCCGACCTTTCAGGTCCAGGTCCACCTTCGTCGCCCGACCGATCGGCGCCTTGCCCCGCTGGCTTTGGCCCTTGATTGCAATCACGCCCGCACCCTGCCGCTCCCTCGCGTATTGGTACACCTCAGCCGTTGCATGACCGCCTGAGTCAATGGCGATCACGTCCGGTTTGATCTTTACCCCGAACGCATGGGGCCACGGCTTCAGGATCACCTCATCGAGCTGCTTCCACACCTCCGGCCGGTGCGGGTCGCCGTGGATCTCATCGTGATAGATCAGCCAGCCTTCTTCCTCGCGGCCCCAAGCCCACACGCTCACCGCCAATCGATCAGCAGCACTGCCGCCACCACCCTGCACGTCAACGCCGATCGTCAACGCCAGGCTGCCCTCTGGCATCACGCCAGATTCGTACACCTCGGCACGTTCCATCAGCGCATCGACGCCAACCTTGCTTGAATATTCCTCTTCCCACACCTCGCCCAGCGCCGTATTGACGAACGTCTTCAACGTCTCAGGGTTGGACTTGGCTTCGAGAAACTCTTCGACCAAATGACTCCAGGTCGCGTTGGGGCTGTAGCTGTACGCCGCCCAGATATGAAATCCCGCATGACGTCCGCTGCCAGGCGCCGTTGCCCGCCACTCGCCTTGTTCCACCATCCGCCGCTTGTGCCGGTGGTCAATGCAGACGCCGCAGCTCTCGCACACGTAATGCGCTGTCTCCGGGTCGCTATCGCGCCAGCGCAGGTGACTCCACTTCAGATATTGCATGTGTCCGCAGTCGGGGCACGGCACGAAATATCGCCGCTGGTCTGACTCGCCAAACATTCGCTCAATCCGGCTGAAGTCCTTCACCGTTGGCGTGCTGCCCGCCACGATCTTGCGGTTCCAGTAATATTCCGTCCGCCGAATACCCAGCTTGATCTGGTCGCCCTCGGTTCCAGCACTCGGTGGGTAGCCGTCCACCTCGTCGAACAGCACGATCCGCCGACTGACACGCCGGAACCCTCGCGGGCTGTTGGCGCCAACCAGGCTCAGCGTTCCGCCAGGAAATTGCTTTTGCAGAATCGTGTTTGCCCCGTCCTTGGCCTTCGCCTCACTCACGACCCCACGCAGCACGGGAGTATCGCGCAACATCGGCGCAATCTCTTCCTTGCTATACCCTTGCGCGTCCTCAATCGTCGGCTGCACCACCATGATCGGGCACGGGTCCTGGTGGATGTGATACGCGATCGCGTGGTTGATCATCTTGGTGTAACCAACCCGCGCTGACTTCATCACGGTGATCTGCTCCACCCGTGGGTCGGTCACCGCATCCATCATCCCCTTCTGGTACGGCAACGTATGCCAGCGCCCAGCCTCGGCGCTCGACTCAGCCGACAGGAACGCAAACCGATCGGACCATTGGCTGAGAGTCAGCTTCTCCGGCGGCCGGAAGCCCTCCAGGGCCGCGGCAAGTAGCGCAGAGGCCTCAGCCACCCGCTAGATCCTCCAGCGCCTCACGCACGATCTCCTCAAGCAGCACGGCATCGTCCGCCGATAGGTCCGGCATTCGCTGCTTTGCCTTGCTCGGTATGCCCATGATCTTTGTCCTGGCAATCGTGACAAGCTCTGCCCATTTTGCAGACACATCATCGGCATTGATCAGCCGGCCTTCCTTCTCGGCCCGCTCGATCTCCAGCAACTCAGCTTTCAGGAACTCAGTCCGCGCCCGGCTTTCGTTGTAGTCCGGCACTTCATCAGCAGCCCGCATAGGCTCACGCTTTGCTCGTCGCTCGGGCCATCGGCTTTCACCCGCGGGCGGTTTCGGCCCCACCCCAATCTTGCGCTGGGTGTTAGCGTCCCACTCAGTTCTCATCGTCTCACTGTTGATAAGCTCGCGGCCATCCTTCGTTGCTACAACAGAAAGCCGGCCTTCTTTCACCGCACGATAAACGGCAGCGTTGGAAACCCCCAAGGCTCTTGATGCTTCGGCCTTCGTAATTAGTGCCATCAGCTAATCGGAGCTAATTGTTCTTCTTGCGGCTTGTTGCTGGGTTGGGGTCTCATTGTGAGTCTTAATTGCAACAAAGTCGAAAAATTTGCACCTAGCCGAAAATCGGGGTTTGAATATACCCGCAAAGTCGGGAGGGCAAAGGACCCGGCCCATTGCGTTGGCATATCTAAAACCGGCCACGGCGCACCTGCTCGGCCGCCTCGGCTTCGAGGTTGGCACGGAACACAGGACCGAAGGCTGCATTGAAAGCGTCTTGAAGAATGGGGATGACCGGGAAGGTGGAGTGGTAGTGAGGCTGACCCACCACGTTGAAGACGGTGTGGAAGCCACGAGGTAAGCCAACGGTCATGGGTCGGCCCATGCCGCCAGGGTTGCCAAGTGGGCGCTTGCCAAGGCGGGCCATGATGCCGTAGTGCCCACCGATGGTGGCTGCGAAGTAATCCCGATCCGATCGCTTGATGTTGGAGTGGTGGTTTTTGCGGTTGACGTTGCCTTGGTAGCCGCTGGTCTCCAATGCTCCAAGGCGGCTTAGCAATGTGACGTAGTTCTCGCCTGGGATATTGCCGTACTTGTTCAGCTTGAGCGGCACAACGCCAGTCGGTGTGATGAATTGATTGGCATAAAGTATGCCAGCCATTCTCAATTTCTTTTCAGTAGATTTAGCGACACGAGTGCCGCCACCTGAAATGGTGTTGATGTAGTCCCCGGCTGGGACGCCATTGCCAAAGGATGTGTACTCGCCACCTTTAAAGCCGACAGCTGCGGTGAGATTGCTTCGGGTGGCATTGGCCACGTAGGTGCTGTTGTAGGTCCAGGGCACAGGGCCGCCTTTGATGTAGGTGGCCATGGATGCCTTGATGGCGGTCTGAGCGTCCTTAGCGGCGGCGTTCATGGACTTAGACAACACCCACGGCAATTGATCGGCCATGGCGCTGGTCCAGGCGATGGCCTTGGGGATTTCGGATTTGAGGTCAAGCCGGATTTCCATGCACCAAGGGTAAGGCGTAGGCCTGGCTGCTGGCGATCGAGAAGGCGTGAAAAGGGGTGGGAGCGCTTTCCTACCTTTCCCACCTTTCCCACCTTTGCCATATGAGTCCTTTTTTCTGCTGTCCCCCCTTTTCTATTACCCTTTATCTAAAAGGTAGGAAGGTAGGAAAGGTAGGAAGAAAGCAGGTAGGACAAGGGGTTAGGCGATTTCGAGGTAGGAAAGAAGGTAGGAAAAACGGCCCGGATCAGCCCTTGGTAGGAAAAAACGCCCAAACCAGCCCATTGGGCCCGGCCATGCGTTTGCGTTCGTAGCCGAGGTCCCGAAGAATGGCCGCGATCTGCATCTGGTCTGAGCGGGTTTGGCGCTCGACTGGTTTGTGGATCGCATCGGACAGAAGCATCGCGGTGGTGATCGTCTTGGTGGAATTGATGGGCGCTGCCAGCCAGGACTGGATCGGCGCCTTCCAGGGTGAGTCCACGAGATAGGCCATGTTCTCGGCGTTTACGGCCGCGGCCATGCCACGGGGCAGGTGATTGGGTTCACCGGCCTTGTAGGCGGCCACAGCGGCCGACCAGATGGCGTCGCGTTCGAGCATGAGGCCATCGACTGGGATCATGCTTTCGACGGCCACGGGGATGACGTGGAAGCGGCGGTTGCCGGTTTCGTCAGCCAGGAAGGTGTCGTGGTTGGTTGAGCCGACGATGATGCAGCGGCGTGGGAAAGCGTCAGTCGTGCGGCCGTAGGGCACGCGGAAGGTGTCGGTCTGTTGGGAGAGGAAGGCCTTGACCTGGCCAGCGTGGCGGCGACCGGTGAGGTGATCGAGTTCGGCCCATTCCATGATCCAGCTGCGATGCAGGACCATGAGGTCGTCTTTGCTGCTGATGTCGCGCAGGGCGTCGGAAAAGTATTGGCCGCCAAGATTGCGCCAAAAGGTTGATTTGCCGCAACCTTGCGGACCCATTAGGACGCAGGCTGAATCATGCTTGGCGCCGGGTTCATAAATGCGCTTGACGGCACCGATGAGGCAAACCTTGAGCATGGCGTCGTAAAGCGTGTGGCCGTTATCGCGTGGGCGAAGGTAGGCCGATGCCAGCGAGTCAATGGGTATGGGTGGGACGGTTTTGGCGACAAAATCGAGGTATTCGCGGACTGGATCAAAAGGATTTTCAAGGGCAATTTTATGTAATGCGTCGGCGGTAAGTTCCTTGCTGACCTTGACGCCTTCCTGTGCAAGTTTGAGGTAATGCAGCTCGATTTTATCAAGTGGTTTGCCGTCTAATTCGATGGCTTGCAGGAAGACGTTAAAGCGAAGATTGGGGCCAAGCTGCTGGCGCATGAGCGTCATTAGCTCATCGGCCTCTAACTTGATTGGCTTGCCAGGCTTGGCCTCGGGCTTTGGGGGCAGCGTTGATGGCGACGACGTGGATGAAAGGGTTGCGCGACCACCGGCGAGATGATGGAGCGTGCCAAGGCCAACGCCGCCTGAACCGTTGAAGGTGGCCCATTTGGCTTCGCAGATGCCGGCCTCGAATTTGCCGGATGTGGCGGACCATGAGATCCAGTCGGTCAGGAGCAAGTCATCGCCGACACTGTGCAGCGCCATGCCGACCTTGACCCATTCGTCGTAGTCGTCAGCCGTTACGGATGGAATGCGGGTGAGATACTCGCGTGCGCGTTGGGCGTCGGTCGTTGGATCGGGCAAGCGCAGCAATGGGCCTGGATCTGGCTTGCGCTGCATCTGCTGAAGCAGCAGTGATGGCGCTTCGGCGATGTCGAGATCGGATGGTGCGCGATCACGCAGCCAGCGATAGGCGCCGGTCATGGGATGGGCGCCGAGGACTACGGATTGACAGCCGGTCCAACGCAGCTCGAGTTGTTCGCCTTGCTTGGAAGATTTGAGCTTGGCGGTTTTGATCTTGTCCCAGAAAGGACGCGGGACTTGGTAGATGATTTGAAGGCGGCCATCGCGGCCTGAAGTAACGGCCCAGGATTTGGGCAGTTCAGCGCGACGGATGCCAAGGCTTTCAAGGACTTCGGAAGCGCCGAGGCCATCGTGATCAACGAATAGGAGACCGCCGGATTGAGGGCCGGCAAGAACGCCAACGGCAACGGCGCGACCGGCTTTGATTTCGGTGGCGACCTGGGCTTTGGTCAGCGGGTTGCGCTGCCATTCGGGCTGGTAGGGACGCTTGTCATTGCCAACGGCGACAAGACCCCAATGGTCTGGCAGTTCTGCCAGCTGATCGATTAAGGGGTGCATTAGTTGGCATCCAGCAAGGCGCGGGCTTCAGCGATGACGGCATCTGCGCGTTCCTGTGGCCAAGCGCGATAGGTGAGGCAGTGCTTGGCAAAGAGATCAATGTGCTCAACAAAATGGCGAGCGGTGGCCGCGTTGGGGCGCTGAGCGTGGCCCAGGTGGAGGCAGTAGAAATCCTTGAGCTGGTCGTCGGTGGGCATTGGTGCCTCAGGTGTGCCGTCAGATCGTGGCGGATGCGTTGCAACCTGCCGCGTGAGTAGTTGCAATTCTTAACGCATCGGGCACTGAGCGAGCGACGCCGGTGATGCCACCTGCTGCGAGGACTGCGTTTTGCCAGTTGCGTTGCTGGGGTGTGAGGCGGCCCGTTGGTGTCTTGACCTCGATGGAAAGGAACACGGCGAGGGTGGCGCCGACCATTTCGGGGGTGACCACCACGCTGCGCCAACCGATCAAATCCGCTGAGCCACGAGCGAGGCCGAAAGTGACCAAGCGACCGGTGCGTGGATCGGGAAGGCTGCCCACCTGATTGCGAAACATGCGGATTTCGCTGTGAGCACCAAGCGCTAGGCGGATGTTTTGTTGAAGGATTGTTTCATCGTTAGCCATTGCGTGCCGCGTGGATCTTGTATGCCCATCCTGCGCTATAGCCACGCTGTTTGGCGATGGCTTGGAGTTCAGCCAATGTGCGGGCTTGCGCTTGTTGACGGCGATCGCGGTGACGGGCACGAGCTAGTGCCTCGCGGGCAAGTTCTTGTAATTCACCTTTGCGTTGCAGGATTTCGCGTCGGCTGGGTTGTGAGACGGCGCCGCAGCAGGGGCAGACCGGGGCCGGTTTGAAAGCTGCATAACAAACCTGGCACTGACGCACCGAAGGACAGGATGCGTCCGATCGCCCCCGCCGCGGCTTATCGGCAAGGGAATGGTTGCGGGGATCGTCAGGGAAACCATGACGCGGGACGTTACCAACGTGATCGAGGATGACGGCGTGAGATTTGCCGGGCGCTGGACGCAGGACGCGGCCGATCTGCTGGAGGTAAAGCGATTCCGATTGAGTGGGCCTGAGCAGGATGGCAACCGCTGCGCCGGGGCAATCGAAACCTTCGGAGACAACATCGACGGTGACGAGGACATCAACACGGCGAGTGGATAGGCCGGCGATCAGTTGGTCGCGTTCGGCGGTGGGTGTGGTGCCGAGCAACGTTGCGGCCCTGTGCCCCCCAGCACGGAAAGCGGCTGCAACGTGCTCGGCGTGTTCGGTGGAGCAACAGAAAGCGATGGCAGGAGCGCCATTGGCTAAGCGCTGGTAATGCTTGATGGCATCACCTGTGATGGTGGGTTTGTCCATGCGTTGGGCGGCATCGCCTGCGGCATAGTCACCGGCTTGAACGCGAAGGCTGGAAAGATCCGCAAGGACTGGCGGGGCGTAAATGCGAGCAGGCGTGAGGAACGCGCCAGCTATTAGGGAAGAGACGGATGGACCAACGACTAAACGGTCAAACGTGCCACCAAGGCCGCGGCCATCAAGGCGTGTCGGCGTGGCGGTGACGCCAAGGCGGAAGGCATCGGGCCAGTGGGATAGAACGCGGGCCCAGCTGCCGGCAGCCGCGTGGTGGGCTTCATCGATGACGATCAGGTCTGGCGACCAGGTGATGGACTCAAGGCGGCGAACGAGCGTTTGCACCGATGCGACCTGAATTGGTGCATTTGTCGCAGTAATGCCTGAGGCGATGATGCCGTGATCTACGCCAGCGGATGCCAGCTTGCGCGATGCCTGCTGGATCAGCTCACGGCGATGAACAAGGATCAGCACGCGGCGACCACGCATGGCAGCTTCAGCAGCAATGTAAGAGAACACCTGGGTTTTGCCGGCGCCTGTGGGCATGACCAGCAGTGGGGCATGGGCACCTGAGCGGTAGGCATCACGAAGGTCTGAGACCGCTTGGTGCTGGTAGTTGCGAAGAGGGAGAATCATGGGGGTTGACCTGGCTGGTCGGTAGGTATAGGCAGAAGCTTGGGGCAATTTCTAGCGCAAAATCAAGGCGTTAGCGGTAAGTCTAATGAGACTTGGGGGGATTGGATGAAACAGCGGGAAGCAATGGTAAGGTTACGGGGTCCGACAAATCCACTGCCTATGGACAACGCCGCCTACCACGCCCACGGGGCAGTCTCCAAAAGCCACCTAGACCAGGTCGCTCGAAGCCCCTTGCACTTTTGGGCAAGGTATTTGGATCCCAACCGAGTGGCACCCGAGCCAACGGCCGCAATGGTGATCGGGTCAGCGCTCCACACCCACGTCCTTGAGCTGGATCAGTGGGATGTTAATTACGCAACTATGCCGGTTGGCATTGATCGCCGCACCAAACAAGGCAAGGCCGAATGGGAGGCATTTAGCACTGCGGCCAGTGGACGAACTGTCCTTAGCCATGAGGATGCGCAGCTGGTCATGAAAATGGGCCAAGCTGTCTTTGGTCATCCTGCGGCTGCCGCATTGCTCAATTTGCCGGGCAAAGCCGAGACCACTTGGATGTGGCGCGATTTACAGACTGATTTGGAATGCAAATGCAGACCCGACTGGTTGCTGGATGATCGCAGCATCATCGTGGATCTTAAAACCACAGAAGACGCTAGTCCCAAGGGGTTCCAAAAGTCCGTGGCCGGATTTAGGTATCATTGCCAAGCCGCCTGGTACCTCCACGGTGTTGAGCAAGCGACGGGCATTTGCCCCGAGCAGTTCATTTTTATTTGCGTGGAAAAGAAGCCTCCCCATGCTGTAGCGGTTTATGCCGCTGATGCTGAGATGATCAAAGAAGGCTGGCGAACAGCTGAGCGTGATCTTGAAGTCTTGGCCACCTGCAAAGACATGGACCGCTGGCCTGGCTATAGCGAGCAGATCGAGCCGATTAGTTTGCCGGCATGGATGCGGCCGCGGCCTGATGGATTGATGCCACAAATCACCCCCGATCAAATCGAGACCTACTAATGACAGACAGCACAGCACTCGCCACCACCAGCTCCGGCTCGGTGTTCAGTGGCATCCAAGCTTTTGAGGATGCGCAGCGCATTGCAAAGGCGCTTGCTAGCAGCACCTTGATTCCGCCTCAGTTCCAGGGGCAGACCGGTTTTGCCAACTGTTTGGTGGCGCTTGAGATTGCCAATCGAATGAGAATGTCACCGTTCCAGGTGATGCAAAATTTGCACATCATCCACGGTCGTCCAAGCTGGAGCAGCCAGTTCATCATTGCAATGATCAACGGTTGCGGAAAGTTCAGCCCGTTGCGGTATGAGATCAGCGGCAAGGGCGATGACCTGGCCTGCTATTGCGTGGCGACGGAGTTGTCCACAGACAAAGATTTGAAAGGTCCGACCGTCACTTTGGCGATGGCCAAGAAGGAAGGTTGGGCGACAAAGACCAACTCTAAATGGCAAACCATGCCTGAGCTGATGATCCGTTATCGAGCGGCTGCCTTTTGGGGCAGGTTATTTGTCCCCGAGCTTTTAGTGGGGATCCAAGCAGAGGAGGAAGTCATCGACATCCAGCCTGTAACGGTGTCGGCCGAAAAGGCGCCGTCAAAGCTAGAAACACTCAACAAAAAAATAGCAACACCGCCACCGGCGCCCGTTGAGGAGGCTATCACCGATGACGAACTCTTCTGACTATCTGACGCCAAAGGAGCTTGCTGAGCGCTGGCGAAATATCGTCACGCTTAGCACGCTTGATAACTGGCGCTCTAGCCAGAACCGAGGTCCGCGATTTGTGAAGATTGGCGGCCGCGTCCTTTATCCATTGGTAGAGGTCGAGGCCTACGAAAAGCGCAACCTACGCGGCATTCCAAACCACCCAACCCATTCAAACCCATGAGCTTCAAAATCAACATTGCCATGTTCAAGAACACCAAAGCTGACAGCAAGGTGGACTTTGGCGGCAGCCTCAAAATCAAGGTTGACGATCTTGATGCGCTTTGCGCATGGGCGATGAAACAGGAAATGAATCAGTGGGGTACAGTGGAGCTGCCGATCAGCGGCTGGAAAAAAACCAGCAGCAAAGGCACGGCATACATCAGTGCGGTCGCCGAGCCTCCCCGTCCCCGAATGGATGAGGCCGCAGCCAGCTTGGCCAAGGCCACGGATGGCGTGGTTCTTGAAGCAGATCTGTTCTGATCACATCAGCTTCATCTCCAGGCGGCAGATCTCATGGACTGCTGCCTGGAGCATTTCTTGCTGGTGATGGACCTGCCGCAGAAGTTGCCCTGCGAGTTTGCCAGCGTCTGGGTGGCCTTCAAGCCGGCGGCAGTCGGCTTCGATCTTAAAAAGCTTTTCGGCTGGGATTTCTATTTTGAGCCATTGACCAAATTCCATTTGTTTAGCGCGAAGCGCTCCCATTTTGCCGATGAAATGCCCCCGATGCAGTAGCGAAAGAATCAAGGCAACCGCAACTAATGGCCACGAGGACGACCGCGTGACCCGCAAGCGTGGCTGTGATGCGTGCGGCCATGTGTGGTTCACGGTCGAGCTTGAGGTGCCGAGGTGGCTGTGTGGGTGGACCACGCCGGTGCCAGGGCGGCATGGCAGCAAGCCGATTGCCAGGGTGCCGGTGAGCTTGTCGATTGGGACAAACCCCATGCTGTGAAGGATTGTTACAGGGGCATTGTCCCCCGTCTGCGGTGCAGCGTATGATTCGTGCATCGGGGGCAGGACCTCCGATCCTCGCCCCTCGCACCGCGCACCATGAAGACCTACACCATCCACAACATCCGCGGCACCAAGGTTGCCATGGTCAAGGCCGGTAGCCAGCTTGAAGCTCGGATTCAATACGCCGCAAGCGTTGGCATGGGCGAGGCTTATTCCTCCAACTTCACCGCAGTTCTTGCCGATTGAACCCATGCTCACCACCACCTTCTTGGTGATCTGGAAGCTGATCCTGCCAATGCTGGTGCTGGTCGCCATTATCGACTGGCTGACCGCTTCCACCGATCGCCGCGTTCGCATCTTGCGCCGCGCTGGTTACACCCAGCAACGCATCGCCGATCGCCTCAAAATCACCATCTACCGCGTGCGCAAGCCGCTCGCTTGAACTCATGATCACCAACCCTTGGATCAACCGTGCCGCCAGCTTGTTTCTGTTGCTTGCGGTTTATTACGTCGGTCATGACAACGGCCGCCAAGCGCAAGCCGCGGCCATGATCAACCAACCCATTTGTCATCAGGAATTGCACCCATGACTCAATTTACCAACAAAGCAATTCAAAGCATAAAAAAACCCGCAACTTACTTTTCCAAGTTTCATGGCAAAACGTTTACGTTGGCCGAAATTCTGAATGCAAACAATTTGGATTTTTTGCTTGATTTATACACTGAAATAAATGAAGAAGCCCAAGAAGTAAACATTGCTTTAAACAACGCGAAAAGGCGGGCAGCCGCTTACGGTACGTTTTTAAAACCAGAGCAATTTGAAAAGATAGACAAAAAAAGAAGAGATATTGCTAAATTTCAGCAGCCTTTGCAAAAATACATTGGTCAGCTCAAAAGAAACGACGTTTATTCTTACGCCACCAAGCTTGCATTTGCTTTACAAAACATCCTTGTCAACTCGTCGGTTGTCGAATCTGAACGCAAAAATGCCGCCGCTTTGTTAGCTGACTTTTGGTCTCGTTTTCCTCAGCACTTTTCTTTTGCAACCCATGACCCGAGCCTGGAACCCAACCCTTCAATGGATGGAGGATGCGCAAGAGTCACGCCACGGTGAAGGCATCAGCCGCCCGGTGGCCAAGGCCCGCACACGTCTTTATGCGTTGAGAGTACGCCAGCCACATCAGCGGCCCATGGTGATGACCATGCGCGCTGAATCGATGCTTGCCGCTATCCGGTACGCTCAGGCTCGTTGGCCTGATGCGACCGTGGAGGCAGCATGAGCGATTCTTTTCGCGCACGCCTTGAAGCTCTGATCAGTGACCAAGGCATGTATAAAGCTGGCATTCAGCACGAACGCCGCCGCGTTCAGGCATTGCTGGCTTTACGCATTGAAGCTTTGCGCAACGCACCACACGACAAACACCGCCTAGCCATCATTGAAGAGCTTTGGCGGACCCTTCACCTAATCGAACATGAAAACCCATCAGCTTGATCTGCAACGCGCCGAAATGATGGACGCGCTTTACTACCGCAGTGGTCGCGCCGATCTGCCATCGGGTCATCCCCTTCGCTCGACCTACACCGGGTTGTGGCAGGAGTTTTGCCAGGACATCGGGCCCAATTTTCGGGACACCGATTACGCATCTCTGCACGCTGCCGTGTGCCAGGCGATGGATGACACCAATTCGGTGATGACGCAAAAGCAAGCGCAGCAGGCGATTGCCGTGTGTCGCCGGTTCCTTTTGGGGAAATGGGCATGAGGCGTCTGCTACTGCTGCTGGCCATGCTTGCCGCGCCAGCTCAGGCTCGCACCGTGACGGCCACGGTCTACCACCCGGACTTCAATGGCCAGCCTGACTTCTGCTCGGGCCGCCCATTTCGTTTCTGGGGAATCAGTGCCGCGCACCCTTGGCTCAAGTGCGGAACCTTGGTTACCGTTACCCACCATGGGCGTAGCTTGGTGGTCCCGATCACCGACAGGTGCGACTGCAACAGCATTGACCTGTCAGCAGGTGCTGCGTATCGCCTTGGCGTACCTCTTGATGGCGTTGCGCGTGTGGGGATTTCTTACTGATGGAACACCCGATCACACCGCCGCCTGAGATTGTGCAGAAGTGGGGCGCGAGTTGGATTTATTCTGAGGATTGTAACGACTCCAGAGACTACATCGCCACCCGCGCCGCCCAATGGGGTAGCGACCAGGAGCTGGAGGCGTGCTGTCAGTGGGTGGCCGAACATGTTTCATCCCCCGAAGCCGCTGAACTTCGCGCCGCCCTAGCCACCCCACCGCCGGAGCCGCCGACAGATGAGGAGATTGAAGAAGCGGCAAAACTGATTCACGCCTCAATGCGCTTCGCCGTTCCTGACAACCACTTCACCCGTGACTGGGTAGAGCATGGCAACTCGTTGATGCAAGACGAAGCCAGAAGGACCGCTCGCGCCGTCCTTGAGAGGTGGGGCAAATGACCACCACTCTCATCCACTGCACGCCAGACGCAGAGACATTGATCGTCCAAATGGCGCGTGTCAGCAATCCTGACAATGCTGACAACCTTGAAACCGCACCACGGCTTTTGCGTTATTTGATCAAGCATGAACACTGGTCGCCGTTTGAAATGGCAAGCATGTGCGTGAAGATTGAAACCGAACGCGACATTGCTGCGCAAATTCTTCGCCACCGGTCGTTCAGCTTCCAAGAATTCAGCACGCGCTACGCAGAGGTTAAATGTGGGCATGAACCACCCATGTTGCGGCGGCAAGATCCCAAGAACCGTCAAAACAGTTTTGATGATCTTGATCGTAATTTATGTTTTGAATTAGAATGCGATGCTAGCGAAATGATCACAAAAGCCTTTGATCTTTATCACGCCATGCTTGCCCAAGGCGTAGCCAAGGAATGTGCTCGCCGCATTCTTCCGCTCTGCACGCCAACCACGCTTTACATGCACGGTACGCTGCGCAGCTGGTTGCATTATATTAAAGTCCGCACTGATGTCAGCACTCAATTTGAGCATCGTCAAATTGCTGAAGCATGTCGCGACATCTTTACTCAACAATTTCCAGTCATCGCAGAGGCTGCTTTTAATGTCTGACACTGATATGGTGAACCACCCGCCGCATTACACCGCGGGGGATATTGAGTGCATCGACGCAATCCAAGCGGCGTTGACGCCAGAAGAGTTTGCGGGTTACTGCAAAGGCAACGCCATCAAATACATTTGGCGCATGAACCACAAAGGCGGCCGGGAATCGCTGGCCAAGGCCCGGTGGTACGTCGAGCGGTTGTTTGGCAAAATGAACGCATGAACGTCCCGTTTCTCGGCTGGCTTGAAAACTGCGCGGTTCGCTACCTCGTGAGCAGCCCGCGGATTGGCATGGTGGCAGTCAAGATGCATGGTGCATCATTGACCTACATTGCAAGGGATCAAAGCGACCCGACGAATATGGAGGCCGAGCCGCCATCCATGCAATTGGAACGCTTGTATCACATGCCTGCGCATGGCGAGGCCGAGTGATCATTCTCTACGGCGGCCGGCTAACTCTTGAGCGCCGGTCGCTTGTTGAGAATTGGCACGCTTTATTGAGATTTCCAACGCTTGACGAAAGGATAAACTTGCAAACCAAAAGTCTTAATGAGGCCTTTTTTCTTGGCTCTTGCCATTATCAAGCTATCCGCAAGTCTCAGCCGTTGGATCAAATTATTAAAGAATACAATGCAAGCCCGCATTGTTGGCGTTGCAAGCAGTGGTCGCCCATTGACAACGGTTGCAGCCTCGGCTGGCCAGAGGCGCGGGCATCAGGCGGTCGCTACGCTAGGAAGTGTGACTTATGGAACGATGGAACGCCCAGTAGTGGAACGATTGATGCGGGGGAAAAATCGCTACATCGATGTGATGGAAGGCGATGACGGGATGCCTTTGTATCGCGCTTGCGGACAAAATGGCGCGATTTGCAGATACACTATCGATTTGTGGCAGGCTGAAATTTACGTGCAATATTACGAACCTTGATTAAGCCAATTTTCAATGGCTTGCTCTTGGGCTAAATCGTGAAAATGTTGGGTCTTGTACCATTCCCTCCAATCGGTGTGTTGCTTGTGGCTATTGCAAGCTAGGCAACAGCTGACCAGGTTGGCCCGTACCGTAAGGCCGCCTTTCACCTTTGGCACCACATGGTCTAGTGTTGCCGACCGCCCCAGCGGTGCGCAGCAATAGGCGCAACACCAGTTCCAGGCTAGGTGGATTTGATCACGAAACCGGAGCTGGGCTTCCTTCCTCGGGACCAGTTTCGTCCCTTCGATCAGGTGATCCATTGAGGTCGGATGGCAGGGTAAATACTTCGACGCCAAGGTCGATGATGTCCTCATCGAGGACCTGCTCGCTGAGACGCGAGTAAATGTCTGCCGGCAGTTCTTCGGGGTCGGTATCGGACCGATGGATCACCTTGGCAGTGATCTCGACGATGTAAGCCCGCATTGGGCGAAACCCCGACTGCTCATACGGTAGCGACCGCTTCTGGCGTTACGGATTACAACAACGTGCCGCAGGTTGCGGCTTTGGCGGGCCATGATTGCCACATGACCTACAACCTCTCCATCGGCCCGCTACAAGTCGGGCCATTCAGCACCAGCCACGCGGCGCAGCATTGGGCCGAAATCAACGGTTTCGATGATTGGTCACTGGTCAAGGTGACCGATCCTTGCGAGGCGTTCCAGGTTGTGCGAACTGTGCGCGAACGGCGCCAGCTCGTCGGCTAACGCGCTGAAATCACAGCGGGATTCAGACCCATCCGTTGGTTCTTCGCCAACTTGCCGCTGGTTTACGGGCAGTCCCGCGAATCCCGGCAAAGTCCCATTTGTTAACCATGCCAAAGACTTAGGGTTAATTCCCGGTCCCGCCGGTTCCCGCCAGTTTTAGGAAATCTGTGCGAACGGTGTGCAAACGGTTTCAGTACACGGAGCAGTTCACGCGATTTCACTCATTTGCCAAAGCGCGGCTTGTCGATGACGGATAGAATCCGATCGCTTGACAAGCTCGATGCAACTGATCAACGGCGACTGCCTGGAAGCGATGGCAGCTCTTCCAGATTCGTCGGTTGATGCGATCGTGACTGACCCGCCTTATGGCCTCAGCTTTATGGGGAAGGCGTGGGACTATGACGTGCCACAGGTTGAGGTGTGGCGCGAGGCGTTCCGTGTACTGAAGCCCGGCGGTCATCTTCTGGCGTTCTTTGGTTCACGCACCTATCACCGTGGTGCGGTCCAGATCGAGGATGCCGGTTTTGAAATCCGCGATCAGATCATGTGGATCTATGGCTCGGGGTTTCCCAAGTCGCTGGATGTGAGCAAGGCGGTGGACAAGATCGACGCTGCGGAAAAACAGGTGCAGCGTCGGTTGCGGTTTACTGCGTGGATGCGTTCAACAGGACTGACGGCTCGACAGGTGGGCGATGTTTTGCGGGCGTCTGGTTTGATTAGCAAGAACGGCACAATGGCCGGGCACTACTTTGCAACTTGTTTGGCCGGTCAGCCCGCCATCATGACCCGCGAGCATTTGGAGGCTGTGCGTCACCTGATAACCGAGGTGCCCGAATGGGTCGAGCATGAATGCAATATCCGCACCGTCGAGTCTGAAAATTTCAAGAAGCGCGAGGTGATTGATACCAAACGGCAACGAATGACCGAAGCCTCTACCTGGGCAACGCAATGCAATGCGGGAAGATTTAAGGTCGGCGAAAAGGAATGGGACATCACCGCCCCCGCGACCGACGCCGCGAAGCAATGGGACGGCTGGGGCACGGCATTAAAGCCCGCGCATGAGCCGGTGGTGATGGCACGCAAGCCGCTGATCGGCACCGTCGCCGCCAACGTGATGGAACACGGCACTGGCGCGATCAATGTGGATGATTGTCGAATCCCAAGTGGTGCTGATTACACCGAGCTAAAAGTGACACAGGGTGGCGATCATTTCAGCGTTGGAAGCGAAGCCAAAACCCGAGGCACAATCTTTCAACCTGCCTCAGGCCGCTGGCCAGCAAACGTGATCCACGACGGCAGCGATGAGCCAACCCAACTGTTCGGTGATGCCGCCCGCTTTTTCTACTGCGCGAAGGCCAGCAAGGCAGATCGCGGCGAAGGCAACACGCACCCAACAGTGAAGCCCACCGACTTGATGCGTTACCTCTGCCGACTTGTGACCCCGCCTGGTGGTGTGGTGCTCGATCCATTCATGGGCAGCGGCTCCACTGGCAAGGCTGCGCTGCTCGAAGGCTTTGACTTCATCGGGATCGAACGCGACCCGAACTACTACGAAATTGCGCAGCAGCGCCTCGCTCAACACACAGAGCAACCGTCGATTTTTTCGCGCGAATATTGTGCGAACGGCCTTGAGGCGATGGCTAGCTAATTGAAATCACAAGCCTTTTCAGCGCCGGCTGCTGGTTCTTCGCCAGCAGATCTACCCTCCAGCCCGGTTCACGCTGCGTCCTGATAACTCACGGAATCCAATGATTCCGGGGGTTTACAGCTCACGGTGATTCCTACAGAGTCACGCCCGTTCCTGGCTTTCTGGGAGAATGGCGTGATAACGAGGCGATGGCTGCCAGATCCAAAAGTG